GTCGTGGCTGGTGTTGGCACAGGGAAATCGACTTCTCTTTATGCCACTATGTTTGATATGACTCCTATTAATAGAATCTTTTCAATTGTTCCGACAAATTTGATGGTTGGGGCTTATGTTAATCCATTCGTGCCTCCTGATAATATTCATCGAATTTTTGCTGGAGATTCTATTCCCCCATTTGAGCGTGGCCAGATAATAGTTATGACAGCTGGTTATTTTGCCACTTTTGCGGGAGTAGAAATTGGTCTGAATCCTAATGATCTCGTTGTTATTGACGAGCCTCACTACGATCAAACCGAACAACATATTGCGTATTCGATTTGTCAAGTTCTTAGAGTGTATCGTGGTCCTCGAATGCTGTTAACTACGGCTACTCCTCGTGGACGACTTTGCCAGAATTTCTGGGGTAGATCCCTAGAGGTTTCTGGCGAAAGACGATTCCTCACTGAATATTTTCAATTAGAACTTGACGACCCTAAATATATTTCTAGGGCAATGATGTCGCATATGTTGAGCAACACCTTAAGCACAGCTCCTTTAGATGCCAGAGTTTTAATTCATCATCCCTCTATTGAGGTTTGTCATGATTTATGCGCTGGAATGCAAGCAATTGGACGTCCCACTACGGTGATTTCAAGTATGTCGCCAATTGTACCGCCAGAAGGGTCTATTGTTGCCACTTCAATTGTTGAAGTGGGTGTTAATATTGTGCCTCCAGCAGATATCTTACTTTCTTTCGGTGTAGGATTGATTCCTCGTCCCCGGTTCAAGGTCGGTGCTACTGGATTTAGCACACGAACAGGTTCATTTGATGCTTACTATGAACTAGTTCAACAGCCGATGACTCACGCACAATTCACCCAATTATGTGGTAGAGTTGGTCGTGAGAAGGAGGCTATTATTTATGCGCCAAAATTTGCAGGTTTCGGGGCGGAGGGCGTCATAATTGACAATCCTGTTCCGATTCTGGCTAGTTGGCGATCTTTGAATATTTTCAAAGAAACTATGGCTCTTGATGTAAGGTTAATACCTCAAGAGTCT